CTTGCTGCCGACGCCGTGAGCGCAGAACTCCGTGAGGAACAGGCCGTTAAATAAGCCCGTCCACGTCGAGAGCGAAAAATGGTACGCCCTCAATCCTTCCACAAAGGCGGAAAAGGGCGACCCGTGGACGGAAGAATGTTGCGACTGCGGCGCATGCCACGTGGTCAATTACAAGATAGAGAACGGGCGCATTTGGGTTCAATACGTCTATGACAGCAAGTTGACCCGTGCCGCTAGGCGGCGTCGCAAGAGGGAGAGTGCTTGAAGGCTAAAGAGATTAGCGACGAGGATTTCATAGCAGCCTGGCGCTCGCTGGGCTCCCCACAGGCGGTATCTAATCACACAGGGATGTCTATCAGGGGCGTCTACAGCCGCCGTAATCGCCTCCACAGTGCCGGTGTACTCCTGCAGACCATAGATCCACGGGGCCGCGAATCCACTTACGGAGCGCGCATCAAGTTCGAGCGATCGCGCAAGTTCGAGATCAAGGACGGGCACGTTATCGTTTTCTCTGATCCGCACTTTTACCCGGATCACCGGCCGACAGGCGTTGATGCGCTAGTCAGCATCATCAAGGAACTTAAACCGCTTGCTGTGTTTTGCGGGGGCGATGCGCTAGATGCTACGCAATTGAGCAGGTTTGATCCAACTCGAGGCTGGCACGATCCGCCGTCAGTTAAAGAACAACTGCAATGCCTCGTTGACGGCATGGACAGGATCAAACGCGCGGCCGGGAAGGGCTGCATCACCGCAAAGACGCTCGGCAACCATACGGCCAGGTTCTCGCGTTATCTCGCTGTCAACGCTCCGCATATGGAGGACTTGCCTGGTACAAGGATCGAGGACTACATCCCGGCGTGGCCACTGTCGTGGACAATAGAGTTATCCGGGCAGATCCCCACCGTTATCAGGCACCGGAACCTCCCTGGGATGCTGCACATGCAGGCGAAGAATGCCGGATGTCACTACGTCCACGGACACCTTCACAAACTAAACGTTCACGCCATTCCGCAGTACGGGCGCTACATATTCTCGGTGGACGCGGGATCGTTAGCCGACCCTGAAACGGACGCCTTCGACTACGCCGAGGGATCGCCGCCACATGCACAGGGGTTCGTCGTGTTGACGTTTAGGAAGGGCCGGTTGCTGTGGCCTGAAATCGTCAGCATTGTTGATGGCGTGGCATTTTTCCGTGGCCGCCCAGTCTGACCGCATAGCTGAACTCGAGGCGGCCCTACGTGGCATTGCTTCCTGCGCTACCGCGTGCCCGTGCTGCGAAATGCACCAGAGGATAGCGCAGAAGGCGCTTACTAGACGCTCACCTCTGCCGGAACAACTTAGTCAGCTGTCGGAGTTCTACAGGCGCTTGCAGCCAACCTTGCCGAGCGCTGCGACCGAGAGGCCGTCCGCGCCAACGCCTTGAGGGACATGGCTCCACTCCCCACAGCAGACGGTTCCATGGACGTGCGGCGGTCATGGCTTCCCCTCCATCGCCTCGTCGATTGCGCCGTCAAGTGCGTCGCGGTTCAGGTCGCAAGTCCAATTCGGTGCCAGCCACTGCCGAACCTCCCATTGCATCCACCGGGCGCTGCGGTCTGTGCACGCATCCCCGCGCAGCCATCGGTAACGCACAGCGTCCTTGCGCAGCTCGGCGTTCTCCGCGCGCAAATCGTTGTTCTCTCGCGTAAGCGTGTCGTTCATGGCGCGCTCGCTTTCCAGCGCATCAGGTGACGATTCAGCGCGTAAGCGGCGAGCGCGCTCAAGTTGCGCCGACGAGATTGCCTTAGCCGCGTCCATGCCGCTGATTGCGGCGGACGACTGCCTCTTAATCGCTTGCTTGAGACTCTCAATCTTCGCTTGCTGCGCCTCGATGTTTCGCAGCAGCGTGCGGCGGTCTATGTAAGCCATTTCGTGACTGTCCGGCAAGATGTGTGGCGGAAGCGGCGCGTAGCAGGCATCCCGCTCCCGTATATCTCGCTCAATGTCGGCGTCGGTGAGGGTCATGCTGGCGTGAAATCCACGTAGAATTTCTGCCCCTCCTCAAACTTGTCAAGCAGCATCGGGTTCTGAATACTCATCTGAAGGCTTGCGTTCGGCGTGCGCCAGTAGACCCAATCACCGACGGCGAGCAGCGGTTCGAGATCAGCGAACCAGCGACCGCCCGTATCTTTGCCATAGCACTCCACCAGCCCCCGCTCATCCGCATCCGCCCGTGTCGGCGGCTGCTCGCTCCACAGTTTCCAGTCGGTCATGGCAGCACCTCAGCGATGTACAGCACGTCGATGCGTCTCATGTCTGCTCCCCGAACGTCATCTGCGCGATGTCCGCAAACGCGCGGTATTGCCTGCCAGCAAGCGCGACACCGTGTGCTTTCTTCACCGCTGCGCGGAACTTAGCCAGCGTGCCAAAAAAGCACCCGGCGCGCACGTAGATGCCGTCCTCAAAGTTGAAGAAGTATGCCTTGCGAAGCGACGACGCGCTGCGGTCGAACGCGATGTAGGGATTGCCTGGCTTGGCTTTGTGGCCCTCGAAGCTGCACCGCTCGCCGAAGCTGCACCCCTCACCGAAGCTGCACCACTCGCCGAAGCTGCACCGCTCGCCGAAGCTGCACCGCTCGCCGCAATTACCGACCAGACTGTAGTCGCCCGTCGGGCATATCTTGATACCGTCCGCGCCACGCGGAAACGCCTCGAACCCGGCCTGCGTGTATCGCTTCATGGCAGCACCTCGCGGACGTGGATGATTTCGCGCCCGTCGCCCATGCGATCAGTGATACTGCGCGCTATCAATTCGGTAGTGAACGCCTCCTGCCGCTGTTCGTTATCCGTGACGATCCACCACTCGCGCGGCTTCGGCGCGACGTTGCGGAGGTAGTCGTCCGCGTCGTCGTCATTGAAGACATCCGCGTTAAGCGTCGGCGTCGGCGAAGCCCGCCATTCCACAACCACGGACCCGTCTTCGTGGACTTTTAGCACTGTTGCCGGAAGCCACTCGCTGCCAAAAAGAACTTGAACAGGCTTTGTCCAGTCGATCATTGCTATCTCCCGTTTCCCATAGTCATTAAACCTCGCGTTTGCCTTCCAGTCAACTGTTCATTTGTCCAGTATTCTCCCCTCGCGCAGCAGGATGGCTTGGGTACGAAAAACGCCGTGCGCAAAGGCTAACTGCACGTCCGGCGACTTATCGCTATCAACGCGAGAGTGACAGGCGCTACAGCCCCATGACGCTATAACGTCAGGGCTCTTTTTGCCGATTCCGCTGATGCCTATCAGCCTGTAGTGGCACAGTACGACGGTTTCAGGGTTGCCGTTGCAGATACCAGGAATCCGTATCTGGCACTCCCGGCCTTTGGCGAGTTTACGCAGGTTCATAGTTGAACCACTCAGGGTCCGGGTCTGGCACCACGATGCCGAACTCGGCCATTTTTACCTGTATCCACGCGATGTAGTCCGAGAACTCGCGCTTACTCATCCTCGCGCTACGACGGAGAGGCCGTAGGCGCTTCCTCCCGAGGCCCTCGACGGTCTCCCAGCCGTAGCACTCACCTAAACACCACTCGTGAACGTCTGCCAGCGTCCAGCCCTCGAGCCGCTCCGTGATGGCGGGATAGATCACGCCCCACAGCGCTCTATTCTGGGCGTCGCTGCGTTTCGGCTTCCATTCCTTGACATCGACCGACCACGCTTTGTCCAGCGGGAGCGCGGCGAGCTGCTTACCTAGCGCAGCCAGCCGTGCGTCGCGCGGGATGTTGGCTGGGAGGACGATCACGGATCGAAGTCGCCGGCGTGTTGCTCCGCCAAGGGCACAGTCACGGCGACGCTGCCGCCGAACAATTCGGCGAAGCGCTCACGTGCCTGTGAGCACGCGCCAACGCGCGCCAGGTCGGCGAGCGTGAGAATGCGGGAATTGGTGCTCATCGGTTCAATCCTCTTTGTGTGCGTCGCGCGGGATGTTGGCTGGGAGGACGATCACGGCTAGAACGGAATTTCGTCATCGAACGGCGGGCGCGTATCCTCTTGCGGCTTAACCTGATCGCGCTGATTATCGCGCCGCGCTTCTTTCGGCTTGACCGACAGGGACATATAAGTTTTCCCGCCCTTCGACTTCTTGATCCAGCCTGAGAGGAAGCACGGGACGCCGTTCACCGTGATAGACCCTGTGTAGTCCGGGTGCTGGTCCGTTTCCTTGTTCTCGACGCGGAACAGGGCGCCCGATCCGTCCTTCTGTTCGTAGCTCATAATTTACCTCGTTTGTCCAAGAAAAACCTTGATCGCGCTGCGCTGCTTTGAGTCCAGCAGCTTCCACGCTTCGCGGTACGTGTCCGCGTCCTTGTTCGCCTCTGCGTGCAGCGCCCGGAGCCGCTCGCTCTTGCGCGCGTGCTGTTCTTCCTCTGTGGTGCCGGTTTCCTCCGCGTTGAGGGCGGAAAGGAACTTGTCGGCTATCGCCTGAACCTGTGGCGATGCCCCTTCCGGCAAATCCTCCCCGGCGTACAGGTAGAGGCCGAGGCCGTGAAGGGCAATACCTTTGACCAGGCATCTCTGCATGGCGGTATTAACCTGAAATGCGTTGGGGTTTGGGATGGGGTTATTGCGGTGATCCATGACGGGCAATTGCGCGGTCATCGCCTTGCCGAAGGCGGTAACGGTGCATGAGACCATCATCGTGTCGCCGTACATGATGGGCGTCCGGTACTCCCAGTTAGCGGCGGGGTCTAACTGCAGGAGCTGGTCAACTGCGTAGGCCCATGACAGGTAGGAAAAGCCATTCTTCTTCTCTACCTTCTCGTTCACGTTCACCGCGCGGAGGCGGGCAAAAGCATTCGGTTCCATAAGCGTCTCTCCCGATAGATTCAAGCCATTCTGCATGTTGCGGGTCTGCGTCGAGCAACTCGCGCAATTCCTCGTCCGGCGGCTGGTCGTCGCTCATTTTACCTCCACCAGTTTACCCCCCTGCGCTTTGTACCATGTGTCTGCCTTAATCCGGCCTTTGCCGACACATCCTGTCGCAAACCCGACGCACTTACCGTTTTTGTCAAACTCGGCGAGCGATATCCACGTTCCAGCCGCACCCTTAGCCTTGGCGCTGCGCGAACTTGAGGCGATCACGGAATCATTACCCGACGCTGCGAGCTGGGCGTAGTGTCCCGACGCTGCGAGCTTGGCGGAGTCTCCCGACGCTGCGAGCTTGGCGGAGTGTCCCGACGCTGCGAGCTGGGC